CTGCTTGAGACCGCGACAGCACAGCCAGAGGCACGGACAGCCACGGTCAGACGCAGGAGACGCAAACGCAGTGAGATACCGCAGCCTCACGACTGAGACCGCGCCGGCCGTCGAGCCGGTCAGCGTCAGCGAAGCCAAGCAGCACCTGCGTGTGGACATTGACGACGACGATACCTACATCGGCTCGCTGATCACTGCAGCTCGCAAGTACGCCGAGGAGTACCTCGATCGTGCTCTCGTCTCGCAGCAGCTCACGCTGCGGATGGATACTTTCCCCTACGAGTTCGAGCTGCCGCGGCCGCCGATGGCCACGAGCGGCACGCTGACGGCCACCACAGTCACCTACGCTCTTGACCCTGGCAGTGCCAGCACCGCGACGCCGACGACCACTACGCTTTCGACCTCGAGCTACCGTGTCGATCGAGACGACACGCCAGGGAAGATTCGCACCGTCTACAACGGCACGTGGCCAAGCCACCTCACCGACCCGAATGCCGTCACGGTGACGTGGTGGGCCGGCTACGGCTCCGCTGGCTCCGACGTGCCGCAGGCGATCCGCCACGCGATTCTGATGCACGTGGCTCACTTGTACGAAACACGCCAAGCGGCTGTGGCGACCGGTGCTGTGCCTCAAGACGTTCCGTTTGGCGTGAAAGCCCTGCTCAACACCTGCAAGTGGGGCAGCTACGCATGATCTTTCCAGGGCAGCTGCGTGAGCGTGTAACCGTTCAGCAGCCAACACGCACGACGACAGACCTTGGCGAATCGCAGCTCAGCTGGTCGACCTACGCGACCAGGTGGGCGAGCGTGGAAGGAGTGAGCAGCCGCGAGGCACTGCAGTTTGGACAGCAGCAAGTAGAGATCACGCACAAGGTGCGGATGCGTTACCTCGATGGGCTTACATCGCAAATGCGTCTGCAATGGAGAAGCCGCACGCTCGATGTTGTGAGTGTTCTGGAATACGGAAACCGCAGCGAACACGTTCTCATTTGCCAAGAGCAGGTGGCTTAATGGGAATCCAAGTAGACATCGAGCTGCCAACGCTGAAGGAACTCAAGGTCGCTTTTCGCAATCTTCCAAAAAACATCGCTGCAAAGCATATGGCAGCATCTCTAGGCAGAGCCATTAATCCAGCGTTTAAGCGTTTAAAGAAAAACACACCTCGCGGGCCAACCGGAAATCTCAAGAAGGCAGTCAAAAAGAAAACAAAGAAGTACGTTCGCAGTGGTGCTGGCGTTGCACTTATTGGTTTTGCGAAGCCTCCAAGAGGCACAGCAGTAGAAGACCGAAAAGACAACGAACTTGGCTATCACGCTCACTTTCTCGAAAAGGGAACAAAAGCAAGACAGACAAAAGGCCGTCTGGCATCATCGTTCAAAGCGCGTGGAATGTTTGACATTGTTCGCAGAAAAAACGGAAGACTAGTCACCAAACCCAAGCCTCCGAAAGGCTTTATCAAAGGCACATCAAAAGGTCAGCAAGTCGATCTTGGGAGGATGCCGGTGGGCGGAAAATCCGGCAGGCCGCCTCTGCAGACCACATACGACGAAACAAAAAGCGAGCTTAAACGAGAAATGCAGCTGCAAATGTCGGCTGGCATTGAAAAGGCGATCATGGAGTTGACTGGCAAATTCAGGATGACTGGGAGCAAATAATGGCAGTTCGCTACCCAGACAAAAACGTCAGAAACGCTCTGATCTCCGATGCTAGCGTCACACATTTCGTCGGGCATCGCGTGTTCAACCAGTACGCGACGCCTGAGACGCCGCTGCCGTTTATCGTCACCAGACGCACAGGCACCGAGCGTGAGCAGGCATTCACTGTGCCGGTAGGAGTTCCTCGGCTGACTCTCAACCTGGTGTGCTACGCGGCCACGTTCGAGGTGGCCAGAGAACTCGCGGACGCGGTTCGGCGTTGTCTGGATGGGTTCAGTGGGTATTTCGACAATACACAGGTAAAGCAAGTCGCGGTCGAAGAAGAGCGTGACGAGCTGGTGCAGCTGGCAGGCAGCGAAAAGCCGCCAGCTTTTGCAGTCGAAATGGATCTAGACATCTGGTGGCAGGAGACATAGCAGATGGCGACTACGCCGCACGATTCTTCCGGAACGACGCTTGTCTTTGACGGCACCACGTTCACGGTCACAAATTTGACGCTGAACTACAACGATGTTCGAGAGCGGATCGACATCAGCCACCTAGGCCAGACTACTGGCGAGCAGCTGGCAAGCCAGGATGCGCCACTTGTTGGCACCGTTGACGACACTGGCCTCGAGATCAGCTTCGACTACATCGGCACGACCGAGCTTGAGGGAAGCAGCAGCGGAACCCTCACTGTCGGAGGTGGCCTAACGCTCTCTCGCAGTGCTACGGTCGCTAGTTCCAGCGTGACTCTCGCCGTAAATGATGTCATTCGAGGCAGTGCCACACTACGAGTTGCAGCCAGCTAGCTGCGGAGGCAACCGTGGCTACTGTCTCTCAAGGCATTGCGTTTTCTTTCAATGGCTCGCCAGCCAGCGAGATCAGGAATCTCTCTTGGTCTGTGGGTGGCGGATACACGGTGGCAAGAGACGTTGCCTACATGGCAGAGGCTGGCAGCGTGACGATAGAAAGTCTTGGTGCAATAAGCACAAACATCTGGGGCGTTCTTGGGTCACTTGTCATCACTGGAGGCGGCATGGGCTTGACGGTCACTGCAGTATGTACGCAGGTGAACGCAAGCGCAAACTTGAACGGCGTCACAGTGTACGCCGCTGAGTTTGCAATCATCGTGTGAGGCACGGATGGACATCAAAGCAGCGATTCTGGCAAGCAGCAAAAGGAATCTTGAGAAAGTATCAGTACCTGAATGGGGCGTGGACGTTTTCTTGCGAACAATGACAGCAGGCGAACGCGACGCATGGGAGTTGGCTTGGATCGAGAAGCAAGGCAAAGGAGGCGTCGCAAACTTCCGCAGCGTTTTTCTTGCAAAGTGCCTGTGCGACGAGAACGGCAATCGGCTATTTGCTGATGCCGAGGTGCCGCAGCTGGCTGAACAGGACGCAAACGTGATAAATCGGCTGTTTGAGTTGGCACGCGAGAGAAACGCTCTGACATCTGACCAGGTGGATGAACTAGCAAAAAACTGAATGCCCGGCCGAGCAGGCGTTTCCTGTTTGCTCTTGCCGGGCACCTCGGGATGACGGTGGCAGAACTATGCGAGCGAATGGACAGCCGAGAGCTCAGCGAGTGGTACGCCTACGTGGCACACTTCCGCGGCCCACTCGACGATCCGTGGCACCAGGCCGGCACGATTGCGTCTGCCGTGCTGGCTCCGCACACTCGCGTAGGCAAACGCCCAAAGCCATCGGACTTCGTGCCTATAACTCGAGCACCACAGCACGAGCTGCAGCTGCAGGCGACGATGGATCAGCTCATCCAGCGGCTTGGAGGTGCTGACTGATGGCCACCACAGCACTCGGGCTTGCTCTGCAAATCTCGGCCAGCACCGCGGGACTTGCGAAGAGCGTCAACGAGGTAAATCAAAAGCTCGATCAAATGGCAGAGGCCGGCAAGAAGTCTGCGAAAGACTTGGCCATTCTTAAGACTATCGAGATTTCTCGTGCGCTCATCGACGGAGTTCGCACGCTGACAGGGCTGCTGTCTTCGGCTGCGTCGTCTGCAAAGGATCTGTTTGACGACAGCCGCCAGGCCATCGATGCGATCGGAAAGCTGGCCAGCCAAACAGGATTAGCTGTAGAGACAATTCAGGCGTACCAGCAAGCTGCCGACCTTTCTGGAGTGAGCACAGACGAGCTCGCAAGGTCGCTGCAGAAAATGCAGATCAATCTTGGAAAGCTCAACGAGGAAAGCGACGACGATCCGTTTACGGAACTTGGCCTTTCGGTTGTGGAACTGCAAAAGCTCGGCGCGGAAGAAACATTTGAGAAGATCGCCGGCTCGATTGCCAACCTTTCGACTGATGCAGAAAAGGCAGCGGCAGCCAATGAAATCTTCGGCAGAAGCGGCGTTAAACTGCTGCCGCTTCTGAACCAAGGTGCCGACGCTCTGCAGAGGCAAAGAGAAGAAACCGAGCAGCTTGGCATTCTAAGTGAAGAACAAGTTCGTGGCGTCGAGGCTATGAACGATGCTTTTACCAAAGTGGGCGCGGCACTTGGCAGCATTATTAACCAAGTCACAGCTGAGCTCGCTGGGCCAATCGAGACGATTACCAATCAAGTGCTTGAGATGATCAAGCAGATTGGCACAGAAAACATTGCGGCTGCCATAACCAATACGCTGCTTGACTTTGGCGAGTCGTTTCTCAACGCTCTTGAGTTTTTTGCCACGTTTATGGCGACCTTTATTGAGGCTATCAAGGATATTCTCGAAAGCCTTGGCTATGACGTGCGATCGGCTGAAGAAAAAAGGCTACAGCAGCTCGAGGACAGAGAGACAGCCGGCGAGGCGGCACGCAGAGGAGGACGCACCGGGGTAGCGGCTGGTCGGCGGCTGCGAGAACTTGGTGGCAGATTGTCTCCAGAGGAAGAACAGGAGCTTGCTGCACTACGAGAACGCACAGGAAGTGCAGTCGATCAGGTAGGTGCATTCTTTGACACTGCACGCCAGGGCATCGAGATGGCCAGAGAGCGAGTCAATGTCGAGCCAGCAGAAGCACCAGAGCAGCAAGTTGACGCAACCAACGGCGTCAGAGATGCAGTCGAGAACGGCAACAGCGAGGTTGTCGATGCCGTTGACCGCTTAGGCGAAACGCTGCGACCTGATGCCAGCGTGGACATCCTGGGAGCAGCTGCATGAGCGTCACTAGCTTCCGCGAGATGACAGGTCGCACTTTTGACCACCGTTTTGGTGAGTCGCCTACGGCAATTCGCCGATTTGGCGTAACGCTCGACAGCCCGGCAACAAGCAACCAGGCGATCCTCAACGCGATCGGCATCTTCCACGGTGCCTTTCACCCAGAGTATACGTTTTTGCGTTGCACGGAAGGCAGCGTAAAAGAGGCAACGCCAACGCCATATCATGCGGAAGTTTCGTATCGCTACGAAGTGCC